TCCGTATCAGCCCCAGCCGCAGACTGTTGGAGTTGACCGCCTCCGGTTCCGCGCTGATCGCGGCCCACGGCGTCAACCTGTCCGAGGCTATCCGCCGGGCCACGCTGGCTTTGAAGGAGCCGGACTACCCCGGAGCCGTCGCCGCATACCGTGACTATGACAGTCGGTGGGGCTATGTTCACCCCTCCGGCAAGACCCACACCATCTTCGCAAGCTATGATGTTCCATTCCGCCGCCTCGACTTTCTCGCGGGCTACCCCATGCGTGAGCTGTGCAACTCCGAAGACTTCCGCCGTACCCTCCGGGCCTGCCTGATTGCCGGGCTGATGCGAGGGGAGCAGGAGCGCACGGAGCTTGCCTTCCGCTTCAAGGAGGTGTGCCAGGAGCAGATCGTGTGCCCCGGCATTGTGGACCTGTTCACCATGGACGACTTCGACGGCAGCACCGCCGTCGCGATGCGTGAAGCCATGGAGCAGAATGCCGCAGCGGACAGCGATTTCACTCTGGAATATTATATCTCGCACGTGCTGTACCTGAGCAGGCGCGCCTAAACAAAAATCCCCCGGCAGATGTCCGTTCTCTGGACCTCCGCCGGGGGATTTCTCACTTATTCGTTATTTTTTTTGATCTGACCGAGCGCTTCTTTCAGCTTGTCGAAGCCGAACATGGCAGCGTAGGCCACCGCGAAGCCCACCACAACGGCGGCGGCAACGTAATACCACATGACGGCGTAGCCCATGAAGGCCATATACCCGAAGAAGGCCACCAGCGTCAGCACCATGGCGACGATGATCGCCAGCAGGTTCGTGGGCATCTTCTCCCACGTGGCCCGTTTCAGGACCTCCACGATGATGTTGGTCAGTACGGTCAGCGCGCCGATGATGGCGACGATGGCCGAAATATTGAGCGTCAGTTCCATAAACGTCTTCCTCTCTTATTTGGCAGGCATCTTCAACACCTGCCCGACATGGATGATCTCAGAAGTCAGGCCATTCAGGCGCATGATCTCCTTGTAGCGGCTCCCGCTTCCAAGATAGGTACTTGCCAGCGCCCACAGCGTATCCCCGCGAACGACGGTGTGCGTGCGCGTCCCGCCGGAGGCAGAGCCGCCGATGTCCGCCGCGTCCACCCAGCCGTACACGGTGCTTCCGCCGCCGCTCACGGCGACAAGGTGATACGGATGCTTCGCCTTGCCCGGCTGGTACACCTGCGTGACCTTGGCCTTGCCCGGCTTACAGGCCGTGCCGTTGGCCGCGTTTGCGTTGGTGTAGTGCTTCCCGCCGGTGAAGTTCACGATGTCGCCCACCTTGCAGGTGCCCGCTCCGGCATCGCTGGTCCCGCCGCTCTCTCCGCCGGTCGTCCCGGCGTCGGTTCCCGTGGCCTTGCTGGCGTACTTCGGCACGCCGTAGCCCCGGATATACCGGCCATTGACGGCGATATGGCGATACCCCACGGCGTCGCTCATGTTGCCCTCGATCACGGTGATGGTGCTGCCGTTCACCTCGGTCACGATGCCCACATGGTCCGCCGCCCCGGTGTTGTCCGTCGTGGCATAGTTCACACCGTCCTGCCAGTCGTAGAAGATGTAGTCGCCGGGCTTCGGCACATAGGCGTCGTTCTCCACCCACGCGCCCAGCTTCTTGAACAGGGCGATGTGCTTCTCACACCCGCACTCCGTCGGGATGATGTCGGTCAGCCCGGCGGCGATGGCGACGGCGGAAGCAAAGGTACTGCACCATGCGTCCGTATACTTCACGGCGTAGCCCCTGGCAAGGGGCTTGTGGCTGTTGTACAGGTCGATGATCTTCCGGTGGCTCCCGTCCGCTTCCTTGCAACCGAGATAGCTCACCGCGATTTTGACGACCTTCTGGCGTAACTGGTTTTCAGTCATTCCGTTTTTACCCTCCTTACAGGTCGTTGCTTGGTTGGTCCGCCGTTTCCTCCTCCGCCGCCGGGGCGATGGGGTCCGGCTTATCCGGCCAGTGATTGTTCTTGCTCAGGTTTTCCAGGACGGATTTGATGGCGTATGCCAGCACCACGCCGATGATCTCCTTCACGGCCACCGACGACAGCGTTTCCGCGATCTGCTCCCGTCCCAGGTAGGCGAGGACATAGCTGCACCATATCCACGCAAACCCGTTTCCCAGGCATATCCAGACCACCTTTTTCATGGTCTCGGTCTTCTTCCCCTGATCGCCATTCAGCCGGAGGGCGCGCAGCCTGCGGCGCAGATGGCTGATCGTGCTGTTGCAGAGGAGAAGGCCCGCTCCCAGGCCAAAGAAAAAGGCGGCCATGACTACCCACACGTACTTCATGGCCCGCCCTCCTCACATACCGACTTGATGGAACACGAAGCCGATCACGATGCCGATAACAGCGGTGATGATGTAGCCCACGACCTTGCGCCACATTTCACCGTCCCGTCCTTCCAGCACTTCCAGGCGCTTGCCCTGCTTCTCCTGCTCTTTGACCATGTCCTCCACGCTGGTCGCCAACCGCTCCACCGAGTTCGTCAGCGCCCGCATTTCGCGCACGTTCTCCTCAAGCATTTCGATACGCTTGTCCTGCCTCTTGTTCTCCTCCGCCAGACGGCGGCTGAACTCCTCGTGCTCTGCCCGCGAGATATAGGGGTCGTCCATAACGGCACCCTCCTTTCCTGGTTGTTGACGATACGGGGGAGGGCCGGGCAGCTATCCCACCCGGCCCCCGCCGATCATAGTTCTTCGCCCAGCGCCTCGTCCGGCCATTCTCCGCTTCCGATCAGCGCGGTATACCGCACCTTCACCCGGTCGATGTCCTCCGCCAGCGCAATGGCGTCGTGCTGCGCGAGGAGCTTCTGCTGCTCCGTGACGATCTTCGCAAGGTCGGTACAGATGCCGCACAGCTCCTCGATGATTTGGAGATTACTCACCGGCATAGACCTCGCCGGTGATCTCCTCGTACTGCTCGGCGCTGATTTTGCCGTTCTCCACGCGGCTCGCCAGCTCCGCCTTGACGCCAGCCTTGCGGGAAGCAGGCACCTCGGCCCACTTGCGCGTACCGGCCACCAGTCGATTAGCCCAAATAGCGTTCATCAGTTTTCACCTCCTCCGTTTGCAGCGCTGTCCAGCTCGCAAAGAGCTTCTTCCACCGCCGTCAGCCGCTCCTCCGAGGAGCTGTCCATATCGCACATGGCTTCCTCCATGGCGACGAAGGCGGCGTTGGTCGCTTCCTCGTTCTCGATGATGCGGGCGTGGTTGCGGAACACATACTCCTCAGCCTCGCCCTCCTGTGCCAGCGCCTCCGGCGCGTCGGGGATGGCGGTGCCGCCGGGCAGGTTGTACACCTCGCCGCCCACGGCGATGCCGATGGCCTCAGCCTCCGCCGCCTCCACATAGGCCCCGGTCTCCTCGTTCCGCTTCACATAGCGGGGACGCTCACACAGGGCCAGCAGCTCGCCTTTGCTGATAATTGCATACATGGGTCTTACCTCCTCACTTTGATGTGCAGCGCGTCCGCAAGCTCTTTCAGCTCCGGCACCGCCGCCGCGAAAAAGTCTTCGTTGAACAGAATGACCTCCACATCCTGCCGCAGGAAATGTGCCCACTTCCGTTCCAGCAGCTCGATCTCCTCCTCGGTGAAGCGCTGCTGCCGTCCGTTCGGGCCGGTCCGCACCCGCTGGGAGTACGCGATGGCCCAGGTCAGCTTCCCGCGTTCCAGCCCTTGCCCGTCGTCGTTGCGGGCGAAGTGCATCTTCGCGGCCTCGCTGGTCGCGTAGCAGATCGGTTTTCCCTCCGTGGTGATGATGAAGTCGCCCGCCGTCTCCATCTCCGTGCCATACGGGATGTTCACGGCCTCGCCGCAGGCGGCCAGCTTCTTGAACCTGTTGTGTGTGATGTACTTCATGCGCACATTTCCTCCTCAATGACGGCTCCGTGCCGCCGGTATATCCAGCCGCACCCGGTCCGTGTGGCTTTCATCGTGCACGGGAACGGCTTCCGCCGCCCGGCCAGTTCCTCAGCGAACATCCGTGTGAAGCGCTCGTCCATGGCGCGCAGCGTGTCGTAGCTGTTGCACCGCTTCGCGTGCGCTCTCCACGATTGATAGGACTGGAACACGTCCTCCGGTCCCATTCGGCCCTCGTCCATCCACCGCCGGAAAATATCCATCTTCCGCCGCATGGCACGGATGCTCTTGCGACTGAGCTTCATCACCACCTTGCCCGTCTCCGTCAGCGTCACCCGCATTTTCAGGAAGGTGAAGCTGTGGTGCCGGAACGGCGTGATGATGTTCTTCTTGTCGCTCATGGCGATGCCCAGCGCCTCAGCCAGGCGGTACAGGTTGCGCTTGATGTCTTCCAGTTCCTCCAAGGAATTGCTGATCACATACCCGTCGTCCATATACCGCCCGTACCCGTGGATGCCGCGCACGTCCTTCACGTAATGGTCGATGGGGCTGGCGTAGTCAAGGGCGATGATCTGCGATACCTCGCTGCCCAGGCCCACGCCCCGGTGTGCTTCCTTGTCGGCGGTCTTCATCAGCCGGAAATCATCCACAAAGTCGCAGAACAATGTGTATAACCGGTCGTCCATGATCTTCTTCCGCGCCCGCCGCTTGATCTCCTCGTGCGGCAGGCTCCCGAAATAATTCTTGAAGTCGAACTGGTAGATACCGCCCTCAGTCCCATACCGCCGGTAATGGTCCTGCAGGTGCTTCCTGAGCCGCCGGAGCTGGAAGTCCATGCCCCGGTCTTTCAGGCTCGCGCTGTTGTCGTAGATGAAGCTCCTGGAATAAACCTCCGTCAGAAGGTTCTTGCACAGGCATTTTTGGATGGCCCGCTCCTGGATTGGCAGCGCGTCGATGTTCCGCACCTTCCCGTGCTCCACCGTCGCAAAGCTGTGGAAGCCCTTGAACACGCGCTTTCCGTAGTGCAGCGTGTCATAGGTCGCCTGTGCTTCGCCCAGCAGGTTCGTCTCGAAGTTGATGGTGGAGGTCTTCCACCGCGCTCCGTCACAGCAGCTCTTTCCGGCCTTGCAGATGTTCCCGAATGACATGACCTCCTCGAAGCTCGCTCCACCGGCCTCCCGCGCCCTCTGCTCGCGCCGGGCCTTTCGCCGCTGGTATCTGGCCTCGTGCCTCTCTTGGCTATTCAATCATGTTGCCTCCAATGCAGTATCCCACCCGTACAGCGTTCGGTCTGGCGCGCGGTTTGCGGGTCGCATGACCTCCCGCACCTGCGTCGTCTGCCGCAGCGGTTTGAAGTAGCTGCATAACGGTTGCTCATGGAGCCGGGGCAACGCCGCCGTAAATCCCCGGCCATGCAAGAAGCGTCCGGGCCTCCGTATCGAGTGGTGATTTAAGGAATGAAGCCCGCGCATGGCGGGCCAGTCTCCAAGGGTCAAGTTCTCCTTTAAGGTTTGGGGCACAGCTTCGCAGTTCGCTACTTGTTCAGGCCCCAGGTTGTTCTTAAATCCCGGCGCGAAGCCATTCGAATTGTAGGCGTTGTTGTTGTTCGCAGACCCGTCCGTGTTCACATTGCAGAAGTTGTTCGTGTTGCTCGCATTCACGGAGCGGAGCCACCAGTTGCAGGCGTGGCCGTCAGAACTTGCCCTAGCCTTTCTTCTCCACGATGTCGCTGATCGACCGACGGACGGTTTGATTTTTCTCTGCATCGACCAGCACAGCATCTTCTCCGTCTATCGCGCAGACATGGAGCGGTTCCGCTATGCAGTCATATTGCTGCTTGGCTGGGTTCGGGTCGTTCATTCTCGGCACAAGATTGTTTTCAAGTTTTCCCATGTGTGCATCGACCGTTCTCGACTTCCAGCTTTCCAGCGCATTGACGACCAAAGCGCCCTTCGTCTCCAAAATATCCCGAAGCAGGATGCCACGGTCCTCCGGCAGCTCGACCGGCACTTGGCTGTATGTACCATCGGGGTTGCGCTTCCCGGCCCAGTAGAGCCGCTGGCGGTTCTGTGCGCTCACCAGTGCGGAGTTGATAAGCACGGGTTCCACGCCCAGTTCCGCCGTGATCTGTGCCCGGATTGCGGAGGACATGGATTTATTGTTCTCATAAAGAAAGTAGTCCGGCTGGTACTTATCGCGGGCGATGCGGTAATTCAGGAACAGCTCCCAGCCGATGCCGCTGGCCTCAGTCTCGCGGTTCTTGGTCTGCGCGATGCTCCAATGGGTGCACGGGCTTCCGCCGATCAATAGTTTCATTCTGTTCTCCACCTTTCCGCCGCCGCCATGACCTTCTCGGCATACTCGCGGTTCCCCGTGTCGTGCCCAGCGTTGTAGGCCGTCAGGGCCGCGCCGACGTTCCCGGCGTACTGGTCCAGCTTCTCAGCGATGAAGGCCACGCCATACTGAATGTTTTCCGCCGGTGACAGGTCGGTGGGGAAGTAGTCGGGGTTGAGCTGCATCAGGCCGTAGCAGCCGACATAGCTGACCGCCTCCGGGTTGAAGCTGCTCTCCGTTTCAATGAGGCCCAGGGCCAGCGCGTACTCGACCTTGTGTTCCTGGCAGGCGTCCCACAAGACTTCCTGCAGTTCCGCGCTCAAGGGCACGTCCTCTCTGAACGTGAACACCTCCGCCGCCGGTTCCTCCGGCTCCGGGTCCGGCTCGAAGTAGACCGTCTGGACCGGCTGGGAGGCCGGGACCACAATGGTCGGCGGCTCGACGATGATCAGCGTCTCCCGCTCCGCCGCCCGGCGGGCGTCAGCTTCGTCCATGATACGGAGCAGGCCAAGGCAGAAGCAGATGATCGCCAGCAGCATACCCATATAGAACTTGTCCGCTTTACTGGCCCGCATCTGTCTTCGCCTCCAATCTCAGCCACCATGCCGGGCTGTTCCGCTGTTTCTTGTAAGGGCAGCCCCTTCCGGCATCACAATTCACGCGCCCGCAGCCAGCGCAATAATTTCTCTGGAACTCCTCGTCCCACGGTCCTTCCAGCATAGGGAGCGAAGAAAGAAACTCGCCCAGCGCTTCCGGGGACTGCGTGATCTTTTCAAAGTTAGTCATTTCTTTAGGCTCCTTTCATGCTCGGCGCGGCCTTCGGACGGCGGCCACGCTTGCGCAGATTGCTTTGGTAGGTCTTTTCGCCCCGCTCGGCCTTGTACTCCGGGCGGAAGTTATGGTCCAGGACCATCTCGCCGGTCCGCTCGTCGGTCTCCTGCCCGCGCTTCAATTCCGTGTACACGGTGCACTGGCTGATACCCAGCTCGGCGGCGATCTTTAAGGGGGAGGCGTTGTCCTTCCACATCTGTTCAATCTTTCTGCGGTCCTCAAGCGTCAGCTTCTTCACCATTCGTCACCTCGTTTCTCTCATTTCAAGCCCTGAAATAGATAAAAAAATAATGCAGAAAAAGCGTTAAACTTTTTTCTGCATTTAATTTACTATGGGACCGATTTTGGTACTTTTGGGGCGGTGTGCGCCGGAAACGCCTGTGCGTCCGTCTGCGGCGCACAAATTTGAAAATTTTGTTTGCCATGCGCCTTGCGCGGAGCAAAACGGTGTGATAAAATTTACCTATATTGAATGAGGAGGCGCATTTTATGATCTCCATGGCCATGCTGCACGACGCACAGCGGGTGCTGAAGCCCGTCATCAATCGGACGCCGGTGATCCCCACCAAGGGGCTGGTGCCCGGCTGCGACTTCTATCTGAAGGCCGACTGCCTGCAAAAAACCGGCGCGTTCAAGCTCCGGGGCGCGTACTACAAGATCGCCACCCTCTCCGACGAGGAGAAGGAACGGGGCGTCATTGCCTGCTCCGCCGGCAATCACGCCCAGGGCGTGGCTTTCGCTGCCCGGGACATGGGCATCAAGGCCACCATCTGCATCCCGGAGGGCGCGCCCATCTCCAAGATCGAGGCCACCCGCAGCTACGGGGCCAACGTGGTACTGGTACCCGGCGTGTACGACGACGCCTATGCCGAGGCGGTGCGCCTGCGGGACGAGCAGGGGCTGACGTTCATCCACCCCTTCAACGATTACAGCATTATGGCCGGACAGGGCACCATCGGCCTGGAGATCCTGGAGCAGCTGCCGGACGTGGATATGATCTTCGTGCCCATCGGCGGCGGAGGGCTGATCGCGGGGCTGGCCTACGCGGTGAAGAACCTGAGGCCCCAGTGCCGCATTATCGGCGTACAGGCCGCCGGCGCGCCCAGCATGGCGGAGTCCCTGAAGGAGGGGAAAATCATCACCCTCAGCAGCGTGGACACAGTTGCCGACGGTATCAAGGTCAAGACTCCAGGTGATCTGACGTTCGATATGTGCCGGGAGTATGTAGACGAGGTGGTGACGGTCAGCGAGGGCGAGATCGCCAGCGCCATCCTGACGGTGTTGGAAAAGCAGAAGCTGGTGGCCGAGGGCGCAGGCGCCGTAGGTATCGCCGCCGCCATGTACCACAAGGTGAACACCGAGGGCAAAACGGTGTGCGCTCTGCTGTCCGGCGGCAATGTGGACGTGACCATGCTGGAGCGCATTCTGACCCGGGGCCTTGCCAAGGAGGGACGGACGGTGAGCTTCTCCACGGTGCTGCCGGACCAGCCCCACGCGCTGGCATCGTTCCTGGAGGTGGTGTCGTCCCTGGGTGCAAACGTGCTGGATGTGAACCACGAGCGCCGCAACACCAAGGCCGCCATCGGCTCCTGTGTGGTAAATCTGTCGCTGGAGACCCGGGACAAGGCCCATATTCAGGAGATCTTCACCTCCCTCCGCCGCAAGGGCTACGAGGTGGAGGAACAGTAAACGCAAAAAGGGAAGGCGGCCACAGCCGTCTTCCCTTTTTGCGTCAGGCCACGCAGAGCGCAGGTCGAAGGGTTTGATGGTTGCTGTAAGGAAGTAAATGTGGTATACTCAATGGAACGAATACCCAAACTAACGTAAAAAGGAGTTTCTGCCATGAAGCTGCGCTTTTACGGCGCTGACCGGTGCGTTACCGGCAGCTGCCACTGTTTAGAGGTCAACGGAAAGAATATTCTG